ATGTGAGGTGCTGAAGATGCGTAAAGACGACACATTATCAGATTTGGAACTCATGACTTCCCCTGAACTCGTGGGATGTCTTAGAGAATATTTTGATGTAGACTACTTCTTAACTACTTCTATTACGGAAGACAAATTACCATCATATATGAGAGGTGTCTACGCAGTAATTAATTTATTAGAAAGGGTTGGTGATTAATTTGGGTGGTATTGGCAAAGCAATTAAGAGAGTTGTGTCTGCCCCTTTTGATATTGTGGGTAACGTCCTTGGTTTTAATAAGACTGCTGATGTATCTGCTCCTAATGTATCGGCGGCACAGGTAGTTCCTAGTACGGCTTCCACTATTCCAGAATCTCCCGCATTAGGTACAGAGAAGAAGAAAAAGAAGGGCAAAGCTAGTTTGCTTATCAACAGTGACAATTCTCGTTCCTCTGGTAACTCTAGCTATAGTGGGCTGAATATCTAAATGGACATCACAATTCAAGAGTTACAGGAACAGGGAGCAAAGAAGACATATAACAGATTGAAGAATGACAGACAGCCATATATCCAGCGTGCCATTGACTGTGCAAAGGTTACGATTCCGTCGTTATTCCCTGCTGAGAATGATGATAAAAGTAAGAATTATGACACACCATATCAGTCTGTAGGCGCACGAGGTATTAACAATCTTGCTTCTAAGCTCATCCTTGCCTTGATGCCCCCAAACAGTCCGTTTTTCCGCTTAGGGATGTCGGATGAAGTTTTGTCTGAATACATGGCACAGGGACAAGAAGACACAAAAGCTCAGGTAGAACAGGCTCTTATGCAGATTGAGAATAGAATCATGAAGTATATTGAGTCTAATCAGATTAGAGTTACTGTGTTAGAAGCTTTAAAGCAGTGTATTGTGGCTGGCAATGCCTTGCTATTCCTTCCACCTGCTGAGGGTGGTATTAAGATGTACCGTCTTAGTAATTATGTCATTCAGAGGGATGGCCTTGGTAACGTCATTCAGATTGTTACATTAGACAAAGTGGCCTATTCGACACTGGACGTTACGGTTCAGAATTTGATTAAGACCGACAAGAAGCCTGAAGATCTCATCGAAGTATACACACACGTATGCCGTAGTGGTGACCAGTTCTTGGCGTATCAGGAAGTAGAAGACACACCGATTCAGGGTAGCCAGCAGAGTTATCCTGTACTGAAAACTCCTTACTTACCTATTCGCATGGTAAAAATGGACGGTGAGTCTTACGGGCGTTCCTTTGTCGAGGAATATCTTGGTGACTTAAAGTCACTTGAGAACTTGTCTAAAGCAATCTTCAAGCTGTCTACGATTGCGGCTAATATCTACTTCCTTGTCAATCCTAATGGTGTAACACGAGCAAAGAAGTTGGAGAACGCTACCAGTGGTGATTTTGTATCGGGGCGTATCGAAGATATTGGCGTATTACAGCTTGAGAAATACTATGACTTCAACACAGCAAAACAGACAGCAGATGCAATCGAAGCACGTTTGTCTTATGCATTTCTTTTGTCTTCTGTGGTACAGCGTAATGCTGAACGAGTCACCGCAGAGGAAGTACGCACGGTAGCTGGAGAACTGGAAGACACATTAGGTGGGGTCTACTCCATTTTGTCTCAGGAATTACAGTTACCTCTTGTACGTAGAATCATGAACCAGCTTCAGAGTACAGGTGAGGTTCCGAACTTACCTGAAGGAACAGTGGAACCGACAATCACAACAGGCTTAGATGCTTTGGGACGAGGACACGATTTAGAGAAGTATGCTACGGTATTGAACTTGGTGTCTCAGATTCCTAATGCTCAGGCTATGATTAATTGGAATGTTATGCTCCTGAATATGTTCACTGGAGCAGGTGTCGAAACAGAAGGACTCGTAAAGACACAGGAACAGATTGAAGAAGAGCAACAAATGGCTATGGGGCAGGAAATGGCAATGCAGGCTATGTCTCAGCCAGAACAACAAGGAGGTTAATGAATGGAACAGGAAAATGTTCAGGAACAGGTACAGCAGGAGAATGTACAGGTAACTGAGAACACAGGGATGGAAGTTGAAGTTGTCCCTGAAGACACAACAACAACTACAACTAATGAAGAGCAGACTCCTGAGCCTACGGGACAGGATGTAGACGATAATGTACAGCAACGAGTAGATGCACAGACACAGGCGAATGAAGACCTGAAGAATGACTTGGAATCGAAGGGCGTTGATTGGGCTGACCTTGAGAAAACCTATACAGAGAAAGGTGAACTCACAGCAGAACAGTTACAGAACCTTGAAAAAGCAGGCTATCCGAAGTCTGTTGTCGATGCATATATTCGTGGTATGGAAGCTGAATATGATCGTCTTGCTCGACACGTAGTAGAAAGTGCAGGTGGTCAGGAAGAGTTTATTAAATTACAGACCTTTGCCTCTCAGCAGAACGCCGACTATAAAAAGATGTGGAACGACACTATGAACAGTGGTAACGTAATGGCGATTCAGACGATGCTCAGAGGTATTAAGGCAGACATGGTACAGACCATGGGTTCTAGCAATCCCACGATTATGGGTGCTAGTGGTGCTGTGTCTACTAACGTTGGTTTTAATTCTAAGCAAGAAATGGTAGCGGCTATGGCTGACCCTCGATATGGGAAAGACAAGTCGTATACCCGTGAAATTGAACAGAAAGTTATTAATTCTAAATTATTTTAAAGGAGATTGATAAATTATGGCATTAACAAACATTTCCCAGCCGGGTCTTAATCAGGGTCAGTCGGATGCACTGGCAGGTTTTCTTAAAGTATTTTCGGGTGAAGTTATTTCCGCATTTGAACGTTCTGCCTTGGCAGTCAACAATCATTTGATGCGTACCATTTCCTCTGGTAAGTCCGCTTCCTTCCCTGTAATGGGTCGTGCAAAAGCCGCTTACTTGGGTGCTGGTCAGTCCTTGGATGACATTCGCGAAGCTATTCCGCATAACGAAAAGATTATTGGCATTGACGGTTTGCTGACCTCCGATCAGCTGGTAACAGACATTTATGAAGCTATGTCTCACTTTGATGTTCGTAACGAATACTCTAAGCAGATGGGTGAAGCTTTGGCTGTGTCTGCTGACGGTGCTATCCTTGCTGAAATCGCTAAACTTGCTATTGAACAGAAGGAAAATATTACGGGCCTTGGCAAAGGTGTCATCTTAGACAAAAAGCTTGCCGCTTCTGATATGGGTATCACTGAAGCAGAAGGCAAGATGATTGTTCAGATGCTTCTCGAACTGAAAGCTAAATTCTCTAACCAGTATGTACCTGCTACGGAACGTTATGTCTACATGAAGCCTGAAGGTGTGGCCGCTCTTGTAGCTTCTTGGAACGCTATCAACCGTGACTTTGGTGCTGTTGGTACTTTGACTGACGGTAACATTACTAAGATTGCTGGCTTCAATATCATCGAAGTTCCTCATCTTACGGATGGTGGTGCAGATGGTACTCATGTATTGCGTTCGGGTACAGCTCATGATTTCCCGTCGGCCTATAAATCTAAGTGTGTCTTTGTCGCCGCTCATCATTCGGCTGTGGGTACAGTTAAACTGAAAGACCTTGCAGTAGAAACTGGTCGTCGTATCGAATATCAGGCAACTCAGCTTGTCGCTAAATATTCCATGGGCCATGGTGGTCTCCGTCCTGAAGCTACGGCTATTGGTTGTATTTCTGCTAACGGCTAATTTGTTGTTGAGGGGGTTCTTAGGAACTCCCTCTTATTTTTATTATTATTATGGAGGCTTACAATGATTATTACACCTTTGACTGAACTAGATGCCGTCAACGAAATTCTGACCTCTATTGGTTCCGACGGTATTGTCACCTTGGAGGAGATTGAGCAAAACATTGATGCTTCTGTAGCAGACAAAATGTTGAAAGCTGTAAGTCAGGAAATACAGCAAGAAGGTTGGGACTTCAATACAATTCCTACACTTACATTGAGTCCTGACGTAAATACAGGGCGCATAAAATGGGACACCTCACTGTTAAGAGTACCGAGTACTTATAGGAACCGTGGGGGTTTCTTTTTCAATGTGTCTGATTATACGGATAAGTTC